CAAAGTATTAAAGACGCTATGTTTGATAGATCTATTCCAGATCAAGGCGCCGTAAGAAGTGCAACAGAATGGGTAACCCGTAGTCAAGAGCTTGCAGAAGCCATTGGCTCACCTTTCGGTAGATTACATCAGGAATTCATTAGACCTTTATTTAAAAGGTTACTTGATATCCTACACACAAAAGGTATTATAGACGATATTCCTTTAAATGGGAATACAGTTGATGTTCAGATTACTGGAACACTAGCTCAAGCACAGAAATTGAAAGAAGTGGAAGCTATTCAGAATTGGGGTATGATATCCCAGGAGATAGCAGGTCCAGAAGCTTGGATGGGTTCAGCTAAGATAGAGGGCATCACACGTACAATAGGTAACTTATTAAGTGTGTCACCTACATTAATCAGGTCTGAAGAAGAACAAGCTCAGATTGCTCAAGCAGCAGCTCAGGCTCAACAGCCTCAGGCTCCGACAGAAGGAGAACCAGAAGAATAATGGATGACATTGATACCAATACAGCAGAAGCCCTAAAAACAATGAATAGGGAACTAAGAAAACAAGCTGAATTTTATCATCTCACTTTCAATACAGATACAGGTAGGGAAGTCATGAAACATATGGAATCTATGACTTCCGTATCACATCTTTCAGGTAATGACTTGATGGATGTAAGTGTAAATGTCTCCCCAGCGGAGTTTGTATTCCTACGTGAGGGACAGTGCCAGGTGATAAGATATATTAAAACAATGATTAAATTTTATGAGGAGAATAGGTAGATGGGATTACTTGATGACGCACAACCTGCAGAGGTTGAAGAAGTAGAAACAACCGAAATTGATACATCTGATGTATCTCCTGACGAAAGTCCAGCTGATATAGCTGAAAAACCTGAATGGTTAGAAGAGAAATTTTGGAATGCTGAAGAAGGTTCTACTAATGTTGAAGCGCTCAACAAAAGTTATACTAACTTACGCTCTGAATTTAATAAAAAGAATAACGATAAAGCTGGTGAAACCATAGAAGATTATGGTACCGACGATTTCTTTAATAGTGAAGGAATGGAAGGTATGAGGGAAGATCCAGTCATGTCTATGGCACTTGAAGCAGCAAAAGAAGCTGGTATGGGTGTAAAACAAGCACAAGGTTTTATCACAAACTTTATGAGTGGAATGGGTGAAATGAACCCTGCAGCTCCTGCGTTTGATGGTGAAGCTGAACTTGCTAAATTAGGCAAAAATGGTGCACACATGGTTTCAGGAATTAAGTCATGGGTCGATGGCATGAAAGCCGATGGCCAACTTAATGAAGAAGTACATGGTGAACTAATGAAATTAGGAGCGTCTGCAGCTGGTATTAAGGCTTTAGATGTTCTGAGACAGAAATCTGGGGTGATGAATATCCCTAACGGAGATGCTCTCAATGGCACCACTCACATGAGTGCTGATGACTGGTATTCCGCTACATTCGAGACTCACGCTGAGGCAGGTGAAACTGAGAGTGCATTTGATGTGAGAATGCATAACCTTGGTAAAACCATCTTTGGTACTGGTCATGGAACCTTCAGTGGTTCAGGACTAGGTGTGAAATAATCGGTAGGGATTCAATATGGACCATTAATAAAACCGCAACCGCAAGGCCGGTATATACTTATTAATGTAATCTTAAAAGAGTCAATATAACTATTCATAAGACAATTAATAGTAATAAACTAAACTAATTTTAAATTAATGTACAATTTTAAGGAGAATGAACAATGTCCAAATATATTTCAGATCTTAATGTAGCTGAGTATGATAAAGAAGTAAAAAGAGAATATGCTGCTAATCCTCAGATGAAGGCTCTCGTTAGAGTTAAATCTGGTGTTACTGGCTCAACTTGCCGCTTTCAGAAATCCGCTCAGGGTCAGGCAACTAAGAAAACTCCTCAGGCAGACGTAGTTCCAATGAATATCGATTACAGCTATGTAACCGCTACTCTGGAAGACTGGAACGCACCGGAGTATACAGATATCTTTTCTGCCCCTAAAGTAAATTTTGATGAAAAACGTGAGCTTGCTGCTCTTTCTGCTTCCGCTATTGGTCGTAGAGAAGATCAACTTATCATCGATGCTCTAGAAGCTGGTGCGACAAGTCTTACAGTTGCTAGTAGTATTGGTACAACTACAACTATGAATACAGCAAAATTCCGTGACGCTAAACGTCAGATGGATTACTATAATGTTCCAGGTACTGATCGTGCCTTTGTAATGTCTTCAGAAGCTCTTTATGACATGCTTGGTGATGACGATGCTGACACTTTTGACAAGAATGCTATTAAAGCTCTTGTTCAGGGCGAACTATCTTCTTGGTTGGGTTTCAAAATCCATACCGTTGGATACATGGCTGAGGGTGGACTTCCTCTTGCAACTAATGATCGTTCTGCATTTGCTTTCCATAAATCTTCTATTGGTCATGCTGTTGGAATGAATATGCATTCCGAGATTAACTATGTAGCTCAGAAAACATCTTGGCTGGTTAACTCTATGTTCTCAGCTGGTACTGCTGCTATCGATGCTTACGGCATGGTAACTATTACCCACGTTGAACAGTAGAATTTACTTAACTTAACACGAAATAATTTATAGGAGAATTTACAATGGCTTTCGATTCAACAAAACTAAACAATATCGCTGGTTCTATGGGACAGTCCAACCTTTGGATTTATTCCGACGATAGCAACACTTTGGCAACTATTGATGCTGATAACTACTTTGCAAACTCTGGAGTGAATGGTGTCCGTCTTAACGATTGCGTTATGCTAGTCGGTTCTGACGGATGTGCTCTTGGATGGATGGGTACACTTACTACTACCACTTCTGTCATCACAACTGTTACAGCAATTGCTTAGTAAACATATACCCTCCTTAACCGGAGGGTTCTTTTTTTTAAGGAGTACACATGGGGATACAAACAAATACTATTAAAGTTGATGGGACTGGCGATGTAGCTCACGTAGCTGTATTTGACAGTCACCGTAAGTATCTCGGATTATATGCACAATCAGGTAGTTGTGTTGTTTCTATAGGTGATGGTACGCACGCTGATATGGCAATCACTATCGCTCAGGGAAATATCTTTGAACCTGACCCAGGCTTCACTGAAGCAGTTTATTATACTGGAGTTGGAACTACCCTGCTTGTAATCACAGATGCACATCGACCCACTGTATTAACATATGATGATGTAGTATTGACATATGATGGTACAGCACTAACATACCAAAATGATGATCAGGTTCGCGCTCTAGCGCCGCCTGTATTCGTATAGGAGAAATAAAATGGCTAAACAAATCGTATATGTAGACGATGGCTCAATTGGCGCAACTGGCGATGCCGCTATCGTTTATGATTCAAGCGCGAACACTTTAACTACTACTAATGCTATATCTGCTACAGCTTTGACTTTGTCTTCTACCTTAACCGGTGGCGCTGCTACAGATATTGCTTTAAACACTGACAAATTTACAGTAGATGCCACACAGGGCGACACTGTTATTGCTGGTACACTTACTCAGACAGGCGCCGTTGCAGCAGCTGCTTCTATTACTTTAGGAGCTGGAGCTGATGTGATTGGTAGTTCTACAAGTGATATCACTATTAATACTAATAAATTCACTGTTGCTGGTGCTACAGGTAATACTGTTGTTGCCGGTACTCTCACTCAGACGGGCGCTGTTGCTGCTGCTGCCTCCATAACTCTTGGAGCCGGTGCAGACTTAATTGGTAGCTCTACAAGTGATATAACAATCAACACTGACAAATTTACCACTGCTGGTGCCACAGGTAACACAGCTATTGGTGGAACTCTTGCCGTTACTGGTAATACCACTCATACTGGTACTATCATTGGTGGTGCTGCTACAGACATTACTCTTAATACTGATAAATTTACTGTAGATGCAACTAATGGTAATACTGTTATTGCTGGTACATTGACTCAGACTGGTGCAGCTACTCTTGCAGGTGTTCTTACTTGTAATGCTGCTGCTGCTCTTGGTGCAACTGCTAATGCCGCTGCTCATGGCGCTGTAGCTCTTGATATTACTGAGCTCTTTACTCTTGTGAGTTCTGATGCTGATAGTGATCAAGCTGCTACTCTCGCTGATGGCGCTAATGGACAGTTGAAGATTATTAAAATGGAAGCTGATGGTGGTAACGATGTAGTTCTTACACCTGCTAATTTCCGTGATGGTTCAACAATTACCTTTGACACTGCTAATGAAATATTGGTTCTTGTCTTTGGTGATGCTACTTGGAATCTTGTTTATACAGATGCAACAGTAGCTTAGTTTTAATATAACCCTTCTCTCTTAGTGAGGGGAGGGTTTTTTTTATGGAGGTATAACATGGCAGTAGGAAATTTAAGTGGTACACCTGTTATAGGTGCTAGTGCCACAGGCGCCTCTAATGGTGCAATTGCAATACCTATAACAGAGAGATTCAGTTCTTATATTACAAACAATACAGCCGCTATTGCAGCCACTTTAGCAGATGGCGCTGTTGGTCAACTAAAGATTATTAAACTTGAAACACACGATACAAACGATATGGTATTAACACCCGCACATTATAATGATGGTACAACTATTACATTTGATGCTAGTGATGAATTTGCTATTCTAATATTTGTTGGGTCTGGTTGGACAACTATAAATACGAATGCTACAATAGGATAAGGAGGAAGTATGACAATAAATAACTTAAGTTGGGGTACAGGTGTTCCGATTGTCTTCCCAGCAACTCAGGACGCAAGCACTGATGTAAATACCTTAGATGATTATGAAGAAGGGACTTGGACTATGGGTCTTTCGTTTGGTCATGGTACTACAGGTATAACATATGCCGCCAATACTGGTACTTATACAAAAATCGGTAATTTAGTATCATGTGTTGGTTACTTATCGTTAAATAGTAAAGGGAGTTCAACAGGTCCAGCACGTATTACTGGTCTACCTTTTACAGTCGGAGCTAGTGAGGCTCATTACGCAACAGGTTCAGTAGACGTAGCAAATGTAACTTTCGCAGATCAGATGTCGTGTTATGTCAATATAAATTCGACAGAAATTCTGTTAAATGAAAGGACTAATCTCGGTGTTACTACAGATATAGACAATACAGATTTCGCTATCAATAGTTATATAATCATGGGTATTACATACATAGTTTAAAGGAGAAATTATGATAACAAAAGAAATAACATTTGATCATCAGATATTAGAAGATGGTCAGATTCAGGTTAGAGAAATTACCAGACTCATGGAAGATGGTAAAGAGTTATCTAAAACATTTCATCGTCACGTAGTGGCTCCTGGTGATAGTGGTGACAACGAAGACGAACGTACAGTCCAAATCATGGCTACACTACATGAGCCAGAATCAATCAACACATATAAAAATGCGGCTAATGCTAACAGAGAGGCAGCTGCTAAAAATCGGGTCATCAGCCTAGTTGATGTACACGGTGTGGAGCTAATTAAAGAAGCCCTTGATGATGTTATAGCTGATCTCGAATTAATAGAGGATCATGAAGATGAAGCTGAAGAATTAGTTAAGAAAGCAACCTTCATGGAAAAACTTAACAGCTGGTTATGGGATCCATGATATAAATAATGGCATTAACACCTGCATATTATAATGATGGGACAACTATTAATGCTACAATAGAATAAGGAATAAATATGTTACATAACTTAGAATTTAGTTCACCGGGATATGATGACCTTAGAGTACCACTATCAGCTATTAAACTTGGCGGGTTAAGCAACCCTGACTGGGTTAAGTTTAGAGACAATGGTGCAGGTAGTACTGGTGTTTATACATATGCTTTTGATAAAGCATCCGAAGAAGAGGTATTCTTTGAAGTCCAACTACCGCATTCATGGATGCAAGGGGATACACTACATCCGCATGTACATTGGACTTCTTTAGCAAATGGTACAGATAAAGATGTAGCATGGGGTCTTGAGTATACTATGTCTAATATCTTAGGTTCATTTGGAACCACAACAATAATATCAAGTAACACACAGATTGCTTCACAAGTAAATGTTGTAGCTCATAAACATATGATGACATCTCTTCCTGATATCACAATGACAGGTATGACCAGATCATCTATGATATCTTGTAGGTTATTCAGAGATGCAACAGGTGCATTGAAGACAGATGATTTTGATGATGATGCTATACTGTTAGAATTTGATTTCCATTATCAAAAGAATAGAATGGGAACTGTAGCAGAATATTAAGCAAAATATTAAGGAGAATAAACAATGGCATTTACAGCCGTAGAAATTTGTGCAAATGCTCTGGTAAGATTAGGTGCAACACCTATCCAGAGCTTTACAGAGGGAACAGATATCGCTACATCTTGTAGCAGTATCTACAATATGAAAAAGAATTATATGCTTGCTGTATATCCATGGAGATTCACTAAGAAGTTTATACAGCTCTCTCGTTTAACCGTAGCACCCACAGCACAGTGGACATATCAGTATGCACTTCCTGCAGATAGAGTATCTTCTGGTTTTGCAACAGTATTTACTTCAGCTACTGCAGGCTCTTCACCTATTCAGGATTATACTATCGTAGGTAATGTTCTGATGTCTGATGAGACTGAACTATGGGTAGAATATCAAGCAGATGTAGATGAGAGTATTTGGGCACCGTACTTCGTAGAATTAATGGTGTCAATAATGATGGTAGAACTTTCGTTTCTGGTTACAGAGAATGCAAACTTACGACAGGAACTTACAACAATGACCTATGGACTCCCAAGTGAATTTGGCGTAGGTGGAATATATGGAAAAGCCATGGCTCTTGATAGTAGGGATAATCCTACTGTTCAGGTCTTGGATGATATATTACTTGAAGCCCGGTTTGGTGGGGGCGCAATATAATAAGGAGGCAGCACATGCCATTAGTATCTAAAATTCAGAACGGCTTCACTTCAGGTGAACTTGATCCGAAATTAAGGGCGAGAACAGATGTAGCAAGTTATTACACAGGTGCTGCTAAAATAAGGAACGCGCTTGTAATTCCACAGGGCGCCGTTAAACGTAGGCCAGGTTTGGAGTATATTGCTACTCTGAACTCTGGTCCTATCCAATTTATTCCTTTTAGATTTTCAGCAACAGATACCTACCTTTGTATATTAACACATGACCTTATGTCCATTTATAAACAAGGTCAGTTAATGGATACGGTAGCCTGTAGTATAACAAGCGCACAAATACCTGATGTAACATGGGCACAGTCCTATGATACATTATTAATCTTTCATCCGGAGTTTACTCCACAAGCTTTTATTAGAGC